GTGCTTACATTGCAGGATAACAGCTTTGCGAGAGCAGTTGCTAAACTTGGCTTTATCGAGCATATCGGCGAGCTAGCGACGTGTACAAATTGCTGGAGCGTGGTGAGAATTGGTGTGCGCCATAGTGTAGCGTCTGAGAAGTACGCACGCGAACACGCGCAAAAGTGCACCAAACGCGCCAGACTAAAAGAGAATCGGACTAGGCCGAACCGGGCCGAAGGAGTAAGATAGGGTATGCCCGAATTAGCGAGAGACCAGCGGTTCAGGAAACCTAAAGAGGTTTACCTGGGCCATCGTACGCTGCCCGTAATGATACGGTCGCGTGGGCACAGCGAGCGTGTCTCGACTTACATGGAACTGAGCCTGCTCAAGTTCTTAGAGAGCTACCGAGCGCACGGCGGTTACCGAAGTGTCTCAGAAGTCATGCGGCACTTGATAATTGCTGGAGCCGAAGCGGAAGGGTACCACTTTGCAGGGAACGGAAGGTGATGAGGTGGCGCTTGAACTGGCGCAAACTTGTCGTTGCTGGTGTAGCGATTGCATGCTTGGCAGCCACCGGGATTGCCTATTTCTATGTCGTAAGGACAGGGTGATGTGATCAAAGTCTTGATGGGCTTAGGCGCGATGGCGGCTGTCTTCGTCATGATCAAATGGGTGATCGTGATCGTCCTGCTAGCTATATCTGCTTACTGCTTTACGAAGCTGTACCAACTCAACCAATCACGAAAGTCGTTGCAAGAGTTGGAGCTTGAGATATGGCGAGCTAAGGCAGACCTGTCGATGAACCGTTACCTGTACGAAGGTGACATCTATGGAGAGTACAAGCCGGCAACAATGCCGTAACAAGAAGGGAAAACTGTTATGACACAACATCATATGGAGATAAGGTTGGTGCTTGGCCAATGGCGATGGACGATATGGAGCGACACCCAGAACATCGTCGGGACATCGCAAAGAGGCTATGAAACTGAAAAGGCTTGCCTGCACGCACTATTCGGCATCTTCTTTGGTACCTGGGATGAGAGCTTCCTGGAGTTGTACGCGAAGTGGATGGAAGAATCTGGTGGCGAGTACGATGTCCCGCCTGAAGCTGTCGCAGGCGTGAACGTGCGCGTTGAGCCAGCTAAAGTTGTTGAGCCGATTGGCGAAGCTGTATCTGTTGAGCCGCAACAGCTTTCGTTTGAAGGCGAAGGTTCGCTTGGCGCGACCATGATGCCGGTAACTATTGAGAAGGCGGCAGACCATGGACAGCAAGGATGAGGCCGCCAAGCTAGCTGCACGTCAGAAGGCATCGCGTGAGCGTAGTAAGCGACGGCACCCAACAGCCATCGCCGCAGCGCAACGCGCACTCCACATGGCGGGTCGCTGCGGTAGCCACGACGGTGATGGCCACCTATGTACGAAGCGAGCAGTGGAGGGCCGGCACGCAGGTGACCACGAGCAGCAGACGATTGGTGGCGTCAACGATGGCTTAGTAGAGTGGACGTGGCAATGGTAGCGCACCCAGTCCCGTGTGAGAAGTGTGGTAAGCGCGCTTACCCTACTAAACGCGATGCCATCATTGTGCTACAGCAGATGCGAGATAGCGGCCAAATCGCTTCTGGCACAGGCAGAGTCTATCGCACGCACGGCAGCTGGCATATAACCAGCCGCAAAGAGTGGGATGGGCACGAAGGTTACGCCACAGGGACACTATCGCGTAACAAACGGTTACGAGACATACTGCAAGAAATGAATCGACAAGGAGCACAACATGAATGACGATTTAACGAGTATCGACCAGAGGCTGCAGTTTATGGATGAGATGTCGGCATTACGTATCCATGCGAGCCAAGTACATAGAAGTGCAAGCAAATTGAAGGACCCAGAGATGCCCGACTTGGAAGAGGCAGCGGCCGCAGCTGTGGGCGCTGACGAATTGGCTGACGCTATCTATGACCTTGAGCACGCCTGTAGCGACGGCAATACGCTAGTCGATACGCAGCTTGAGGAGTGGCGTGACGACTTAACGATATGGGGCAGTGCTAATGTCGGTTGAGAACTCAGGATGGCACCACCATCGAACGTCAGTTATTGAGGGGCACAACGTTTGCATGGATTGTGGTGAGATAGTGATTAAGCCAATCCTTGACCTTAACGATCCACGCTTAGTACCGCCAAGCAAAGGCATTGATTTGCAAGAGGTTTCAGGAATGCTTCAGCACCAGGGCATTGACATTGTCCTGATCGAAATCGCCAACCGAAGGGATGTGCCATGGCCTAACTACATCGACCAGCTGGCTACCAAATACGAAGCATCACCACCGCACGTACACTTGCTTTACGACGAGAACGGAAACGTGCGTGAGCGGATACATGACTGAAGGTGATATACCGCGTAAGTCGGTTGTATCGCGTAAGTTGACCCACGGCACTTTGCTACCAGCGCAGCAAGAGCCTAAACCTGAGGAGGTTCGACGTGTACCTAACCGTACCATGCGGCGTAACTCCGGTTGGCGCAAAACAGCCAAACAGGGTTACCGCAAACGTCATGCGGCTCAACAGCTTAAGGGAGAATCACCGTGGCGAGTACATGGTGACGCTGGAGGCGATGCTAAGGGTAGTGGAGACCATTAAGTTCACGAACGATACATTGAGCTTTGATGGCCGTCGCTGCGAGACCAAACGAGCAAATCCCAAATACCTTTGAAGACAAGGAGTTACGAATGCCTGAAAAGACCGACAGCGAAGTTTACATGCTGCTACTCGTCAGCGAGGATAACGGCAACGGCAACGCGACGATGGTGCGTTTAGCTGGTACGGCATACGATCTGAAGAAAGGCCTGCCGAGTAGTGGGCGGGTCGTTGACGAAGATGAGGTTGGCGATGGCCTTCAGAGTTTCGTCATGAAGTGCTATGAGGACATGGATAGCCTCTGCCGTACCGTGGTGATAGAGAACGCTAAGCAAATGCGCGAGCACAGCGAACGTTCTGTAGCAGATTTGTACGTGAAGTTGCTTACCGAGTTTGCTGATAAGCCAATCGAGTTGATCGGTAACATGTTGGCTGCGTTGCTAACTGCTTGCACCGTAAACCTTTTGGAAGAGCCAGGAGCGCTGGACGAGATTACGCGACGGAGTACGGAGAACTAACCCGAAACGGCGCGATTAGGCGTAAAGTAACCTGGCGTTAACGTAACCCATGGCGGGCGAAGGGTGTGGCTATGGCCAATAGCGTTGTGCCCCAAAGTAATTCGGACGAATCGACTGACGGGCCGTTCGCTAGTGCCGCGAGAGACTATCGAAATGCCGGATGGATGGGTGTGCTTCCTTTGCCCGCCAACCAGAAGGAAGCACCACCATCCGGCTTTCACGGGATTGGTGACCCAAACCCAACGCTCAACCACGTACGTAAGTGGTTGCGAGATACCAAAGACGAGACATCTGATTGGTACCACGGCAACATCGCGCTTGCGTTTACCATCGTGGCCAAACCTGTTGACGTACCGTTTATTTATGGTGACGTTGGCCAGGTAACCGAGTGGGAACACCTAGCCATCGACGTCGATGACTACGACGATAAGCATGGCTGGGACGAATTATGTAGCACTGAGGATCAGCTTGGCGCGCTACCAGATACCATAGCTAGCAGCAGCCGCTGGTCTACAGAGCCTAACAGCAACTTACGGGTGTTCTTAGTTCCCAAAGGCTTTCGATATCACGGCAAAGTGCCGGGTTGCAAACACATCGACATCATCGCTAACGGATTGCGGTATATGGTGGCGTACCCGTCGCGGCACCCTAGCGGCAACGGCTACCTGTGGCGTTACGGTGGGAGCAATGGCTGGCGAGAGCTAGACGCTATCCCGAGCGCGGGCGCAGCTACCGTGCTACCTATCGAATGGTTTAACCATATCCGCAAGACTGGCGAGAGTAGCGATGCTGCTGGCGAAAGCGATTGGGATTGGGATGCGCTTTGGGATTGGGCTGGCGATACTTTCCACGACGTAAGCGAGCCATGCGACTTAATGCGCCGCGAAGTAACCAAGTACATAAGCGATTTGGATGCTAGCAACCTACACCATCCGCTAACCACCACGGTATGGCGCTTGTGCTTGAACGCTCTTGAGGGCCATAGCGGCTTCGGCTGGGCGTTGATGGAGTACCTGAATGCGTGGGTAGATGTTGCCGGTGAGAGCGGCCGCAGAGCCATGCAAGAAATGAAAGGTGAAAGCTGGCGTAGCGTCCATGGCGCGCTAGCGAAAGTAAAGTTTCAGTATGACGCAGCTGGTGGCTTCTTGCCAGCAGATAAGTGCGCGAAACAGTATGGCAATACTGATGATTGGTCTAAGAAGTTTGACGATGATGAGCGTGTAGCAGCTGCCGACTATGGTGGCCTTGGCCCTGTGATTGGGCCCATGCACGTTTGCGATGATAAACCCGCCGACAACTACGGGCGCCACGACGATGGCAACGGGCAACACTTGGTAGACTTGTACTGCGGTAACTTGAGATACGTTGCTGCACGTAAGAATTGGATTGTGTGGGATGGCTTACGCTGGCACCGAGATAACGAAGACAGACTTATACGTAGTGCGTACCGTAGGGTGCGTAAGCGTCAGGAGATGCATGCGCAAACGTTGTTACAGCGTGCTGCAGCGGAGCCAGACAATAAAGCGTTGCGAGCAGTTGCTAACGCTTGGATCAGTTGGGCTAAGCGTAGTGGTGATACCTCACCAGTAAAGAACGCCATAGAGATGGCGCGCCACAGCTACGTACACGACGAGCCAGTTGTGTTGAGCGCCATGAAGTTAGATGGCTACCCACATTTGCTTGGCTGTAAGAATGGCGTAATTGACCTCAATGGTACATTCGATGGTGGCGAGTTTGACATTGATGTAAGGCCACCACGCAAAGAGGATTACGTAACCTACAACACGAACGTCGATTACATACCGTGGCGCGTACTGGCTAGCGACGATGGTGACCGACTGGATGCGTTCTTGATATGGCAAGAGTATCTTGATGAGTTCTTGCCCGACATGGAGTTGCAGCTGTTTGCGCGTAAAGTGTTAGGGCATATGCTGATTGGTGAAAACCCAGAGAAGAAGATCGTGTTTCTGTTTGGCCCACGTGATACGGGCAAGAGCACGCTAATCGGTGCCGTAAGTGGCGCTTTGGGTGATTACTACGGAACTGTTGATATGCACCTGTTTAAGCAGAAAGAACTGAACCCTGGCTTGGTACGCGCCGTACCGCACCGTATTGTAGGTATGAGCGAGATGGAAGAAGCTACCAAGAGCGGCATCATTGACGCGAACATGGTAAAGAAGCTAACGGGCAATGATAAGATCGTGGCTGAGCTTAAGTACAGCAATGAAATCTATGAGGGCAGACCACAATTCACCGCGCTGATAGCTTGTAATAACCCGCCCAAGATACCGAACGCTGACCCTGCTTTGTACGAGCGACTGTTGGTGGTACCGCTAGATCACAGGATTAGCAGCGCCAAGCGCAGATACGAGCGACAGCAAGAGATTGAACGGATATGTGGCGTAGCAGTTTTGGCGTGGCTGATTGAGGGATGGAAAGACTATAAGCGCGAAGGCTTACAGTACGCCACATGGCCACAACGAGTACGTGATCAAAACCGCACATTCCTTGGCGAATTGAATACGGTGCAAACGTACATAGCGCAGTACTTGGTTAAGGCCAAGCACGACGAATGGGGCAAGCGTGTAGCGAGTAAAGCGATGGAGAAGGCGAAGGCACGTGGCAAGGTTAAGCCGACAGCGTACCAATGGCCGTTGGCGTGGACGCCAGAAGCTAAGCGAGTGTACGAGCACTACAGGAAAGTGACGAAGCTAGCCGGTGGCGAACCTGTTGAGATGACACAGTTTACACGAGAACTTGATATTGGTAGGACTGAGAACAGGAAGATCAACGGCAAGAGCACGAGCGTGTATGTGGGAATAAAATTCAAGGAGGAACCAGAAGATGGGCCAACAAGTTTCAGCCAAAAGTTCTGAGCCGCTTATCCGTGGCTATGGTGAGTATACAGCTGACGCTGATACTGCTGAAAATTATGCCATGGAGAAGATGGATGAAGGCGATGTGGATAAAGCCAAAGTGTGGGCGCTACTTGCTATTTCAAGCCGGTTGGCAGCGCTTGAGTGGGTGGTGGGCATAAAGCGTGGCGGATAATGTTACCCGTTACCCGTTTTGTTACCCACTGAAAAGCGCTGGTAGAACTATGTTTTGGGGAACAGGTAATTTGGGTAACAGCCCGACGCAGAAAGCTCTTATAGTGCAAACGCGAGAGGCCGATTTTGGAGTTGCTTACGTTAAGCAAACCGTGTTACCTGTTACCCGTTACCCAAAAGCTATATCTACCAGCCTTTTTAATGGGTAACAAAAGAAAAATAGCGTTACCCAAATTACCAGCCGACCAGGGAGGATGGCGCAAAAATTGACGTTACCCAGGATGGCGATTATCTTGCACTGCTCCCACACTGCCACGGCCACCTCACGCGAACCACACACCACATGAACGCCCAAGTGCCGCAACAGTGCACGAAAGCGCCACGAGATGTGGTGTGCCGGTGGCGGGTTGGCGTAGGATTGGGCCATGCCTGACACACCTTTCATGCTCGACAAAGACCAAACTGACCGGTCATCTGAAATGGGTTGGGGTGCAGGACGATTCCCTGACCCACGCTTTGATTATTCTGCAGGCAGCAAGGTGCCCATCGCTGACCCAGACCGCGAAGCGCAGTTGCTCGCCTTAGCCGCGATCAAGCGAACCGACTTGGCCAATCCTGCCGACCAACCTTCACCGTATGTCGCCGGCAACACGGATCGCTACGGCGCGCAGCCGCCACTTGTGCGAGAAACCAAGCCGCCCAACTACACTCGCCCACCCATGGAGCAACCCAGCAGGATGGAGCGCGCCTGGTGACGCCTAGATGTCCAGGCTGTGGGCGAAAGCTAACACGGTATTGGCGTTGGTGGCACGTTATTCAGACAAGGCCCAAGCGTACGCGCAAACCGCCGAACATCACGACGTGGAACAGGATTAGGCCAGACCGATGAGCGACGAAGATGAATGGCCAGATAGCAACGAGGGCAACATATTTGCCGACGCCATCAAAGCCACACGGCACCAACCGAATACGACGCAGGTCACCGACCACCCGAACTTCTTTCAAGACGTCATCGACCAAGAGGCACTAAAAGCCAAGGCGCGCAAGATGACTCGCCAGGACATGTTCAACAACGGCTTGCTCACCGTCGCCGACATGGACGATGAGGAGTTGCGATGCGGCCGTATGCGCGACGGCAATGGGCGCATACCCAAGGTCACCAAGACCATGGAGATGGTGCCACGCGACTTGTATGACGAGATGGTCGCGGAGCATCAACGGCGCACGCATGAAAAGTTCAGGCAGCAGCTGGACGCCGCGCTCGACACCATGGTTGAAATCATGACCGACCAGACCGCCGAGCCACGCGACCGCGCAGACGCGGCAAAATACTTGATGGAGCGCGTGATTGGCAAGACACCCGAGCGCGTGCAAGTCGCCGTGGCGAAAGCGCCGTGGGAAGAAATTGCGATGGAGGTTGGCCGCCTCACCCGCGCCGAACACGAGCAGCGCGTGCTAGGCAATGTCGTGGACGCGGAAGTCGTTGAGACACAACACGAATGCACCGCTGACGTACACGGCACTTGCCCCGATTGTGGGGCGCCACCGCCTGATCCCGACTTGGCAACGGACCCACCACCTTTCACGCCGCCGACACCGAGCGCATTTGCACCGGCGCCACCTGTACCAAGCCACGACAACCCAATGACCTCCAATCCCGTTGTCGCCGTAGCCAACTCAGAGCGCATGCGTTGGCGGGCTTGTGACGCAGCCCATTTGGCGCAGCTGCGTGCAGAGGCGAAGGACAAACGCCAAGGCGCGAAGAAGCGGCGCATCGTGCTACGCACCATGGGCCTAGACTCCATGCAACACAACAAGATTGCAATGGACGAACCGGACGCTGACGAAGGCCAGCTGCGCTTCAAGGTTGAATAGCTAGCGCGCCACGTCGCCGGCAGGGTAAGCTCCCTTTCGGACAGCCAGTCCAGAGCGCGCCCGCCAAGCTAGCTCAGCGAATGGTGGGCCTGCCCGGAGTTGCCTTACTCCCTTTTGGTTGACTCCGAGCAGGCCTCACCACTAGCCCTAGCAAGGTGCCGCCAAAAGTGTTGCAGCGCAAAGGAGGCCGATATGGCCAACATGTCGTGGCAGACCGTCCCTCGCAGGGCTTTACAGCCCATCCCACGTGTGGTTGATAACACCGACAGACTCGCCATTGAGCAGTGGGCTATCACCATGAGCCACGTGCCTATTCGCACGAGCGACATGCCAGGCGGCCCAGGCACATTCGCGCCGTACGGCAACACCAACTTCCGGTAGGCCACCATGTGGTCACCGCAGGCGCGAGCCGCTGCGCTGGCGGCCAGGCACGCGAAGGCAGGCGCCAACTCCCCAGGCCAGTCGCTACGCGAGCGCGCTCACATGCTCAACCCACATGAGCCGGGTAGCCCAGCATGGCATGCGCGGATGAACGAAGTGTACGCACCACAAGCCGCCAGCGCCACGGCCAAAGTCAATGCAGCGGCGCATATTCCGGCGCTGTCGAGCAACCGCCCAACCACCGTCCACAACATTGCCACGCAGGTCAAGGCGTACCACGACCACGTGGAGGCCAATGGCCCAATCGTCGCGCCGCACTTGTACTACGGTGGTGGGGCATTTCCAAGCACGCCGCTGGCCCAGAAGTCAGGCGCGCAATACCAAACGTGGAAGAAGGCACAGCAGGCCAAGGGCGTGAAGTTCAAGCCAGCGTCCAGCGAGTACAGCCGCCACAAGAGCAGCGGTTGGGGCATGGGCGACTGATGGCCAGCGAAGTCCAGATCATCGCCATCGTAAACTCGCCTGGCTCAGGCAAATTCGCGCTGGCTCTGGATAGCATGCCCACCGCGCTCATCCCGTACCACCCGGCTGCCGGTGAATTACAAAGCGCGCTTGAGGCTTTGCCCAACATTGGTGCCGGCAACGTCAAGATCACCAAGGACAGCAACTGGGTGTATCGCGCTACGTTCCAGAATGCGTTGGCGGAGAAGAACATTAACACGTTGCAGCTGTGGGCCAATGAGCTAGGTGGCGGTGGCGACGTACAAATCACAGTCGATACCGAAGGCACAGACAGCACCGGCGACCCAAAGCAAGATGCTATCAACGATGCGTACCGCGTGCTGGCCACGTTGAATCGTAGGACAGCGTATGGTTACCCGCTAGCCGCCAAGAGTGTAGTGGTTGTGCTTGCACAACTGTTGCCGTACATCACGATTGAGCCATTCTAATGCCTAAGCGCAAGCTCAGTGCAGCACGTAAAGCCCAGCTAGCAGCCTGGCAGGCTAAGGGTGCTGCTGCGCGTAAGGCGCGTAGCTGGAGTAACCCTGTGCCTGAACGCAAGTCTGCTAAAACGGGTGGCACCGGGTTTCCTGCAGCTATGCCGGGCAGCTTTGGCACGGTGCGACGGCACAAGCTCGGCGGCAAAGCGTACCAAAAGAAGGTTGGCGGGTTCACACCAGCACCAGCGGTCACTCAAATACTCAATAAGCAGCCAGTTACCCATCCGCTTAAGGCTTTTGACGCTGCTGGTATCCACGGCGACATGGTACAGCACCCTGAGTTGGGCCTTTTACGCTTGCCGGCACCCGCTACACCCGCCGATTTCGGCCACCAAGGGCCAAAACCAGGCAGGCTAGCGCCAAGTTTGGATAGTGTTGGGGCTAAACGCTTTACGCCAGCGCCATTTAAGCGCAAAAACTACAGTAAGCAGGTCAACCCGGCTTACCTAGTTAACAAACCACAGGCAACACACGGAAGCAAACATGAAAGTGTTGGCTCAATGTCGCAGAAAGCCAAAGTTGCTGCGGCGCATGGCATGTCTGTAGCTGAATACCAGAAGAAAATGGCAGCTGATAGGCGTAAACAAACAGCCGCGCTGAAGCAAAAGGGATTAACCAACCCATTCAAGAAGTCGCCAGGCCCAGGTAAGGGGCACTAACCATCCCACAAGGAGGCACACATGGCAAAGCGCAAGGCTAGCCCACCCACTGACGGCGGCAGCAACACTGGCAAACCAATTGCGGTGGGCGGCACCAAATCTGGCGCTGCTATTGGTGGCAAGGCGTACTCAGGACCAGGCAAACGCTTCGCGCCAAGCTCAATCAAGCAGCCAAACACCAACCTTACCAACACATACGGCATTACGAACCAAAGTGCCAACGTGAAAAGCGGTGTGACAGGCCCGAATACAGTGACGGACCGCAATTTGCCTGACAATCAAGGCGTTTTGACCGCCAAGGTCAGCCGTTACACCCGCTAACCACACCAGCAGGAGGCAAATATGGCTAAGGCAACGCCACTTCGCCCAGCGAAGCCGGCAAAAACCAGGTTTACACGCAAAAGTCGTAAGGCTGTGCCCGGTTTGTACAAGGGCACGCCCCAAAACACGCTCAACGGCGCGCTGAACCAGCTGAAACCGGCTCCTGCGGGCAACCGCACCGTAATACCGCAGGTGCAATCGAGTAATGTTGGTAATCAAGGCGATAACGCGCCAATTACCAAGCTACGCAAGGGCAATTTCTAGGTAAACCATGGCTACCAAGGCAAAAGGCAAGCGGCCCAAGCGTGTAAAGGCTGCGCGGCGACCGACTGTGGCTGTTAGGCCATATTTGCCCATGGGGCCACCGCCAATGTACCCGCCTGCGCCGCCGCAGTGCCCACCAATTGGCCAAGGGCCGCAAAGTACTGGGCCGCAAGCGTTTACACAAGGGCTGAAGCGCCCGTAAGGAAAGGACAAAGCACATGGCACGTGGTAGCAGGGGTGGTAAGGGCGGCAACAGGGGTGGTAACCGTGGGCGCGGTACTAGCGCACGCGGCGCTGCTGGATTTCCGGCGAACGCACAGGGCACACGCACCAGCCAAGCCCAAAGTGGTGGTGTAGCAAACAGTTTCCAGGGCACAGCCGGTGGTGGCCGCGCTTTTGGTAACAAAGGCGGCAGCGCAACCCAGCGCAGTATCACCAGCGGTACCAACAACTTAGGCCAGAAGTACCAGGTGCACAGCCCTGGTGGCGACAACACGCTAGTGCCTGGCGGGTTTAAGGGTGCCGGCAAGCTGAACCTACAGCCGGGTGGCAACACCGGCAAGACCAACGCCAGCATCGTGGATCCGCATGAGTTGGCGCCCAAAGGATTTGGCGGTGGCTACTAAAGATGGCCGGAGTCAGTAACTTTGGTGGTAAGAAGGCAGCTCCATTCGTTAAGGGCGGTGGCCGGAAGAAGGCCAGCACCAAGACGGCCAAGGGTGCTGTGAAGAAAACGAAGAAGGTGAAGTGACATGACTGTGCCGTACGTTACTGGTGCGAGTAGCCGTGGTTACTCGTCGCGCCAGACCGGCACCCCAAGCCGCTACGGCAGTGCGCAAGGTGGGGTTAGCCGGAACCTACTGAACCCGTGGGGCAATATCGCTACGACACGCTCAGCCATGCGTACGACCCCACAGGGCAACAACCCAAGCAAGGCCACGGTACGCGGGAGCGCGGTCCAGCAGCCCACGCCCGACAGCAGCCTGTGGAGCGTGCCGTACCGGGCCAACGACCCAGTGCAATGGCCGCTGATGGTTGACGACGGACACGGTGGCCTGGTGGGTACGAAGTCTGGGCCGAACAGCGGCATGACGCCTGAGAAGGTTGCGTGGAACAACCAGGTGGTCGAGAACGCATACACGCGGGCTAAGTACCAGTGACGGTTAACGCAGACTTTGCCAGCGAAGGTACACTGAGCGCGAAGATCAGCGCGGTACAGCCTGCTACAAACATCAATGATGCCAGGCTATTTCACAAGCAAGACGACCACGTACAGTGTACCATGACGGTAGTGCCACCTACCGCCGAGCAACAGCAGTCGCCGGGGTGGCCTGCGTACAAGCCGCCACCCCCACCGCAACGAGCGTACAACCACCGACAGATAAGCTGGGGTAGAGTGCAATGACCACGCCTGTACCGCCACCACCTAATACTCAGTTGGCTGTGGTGCCGCCGTTGCCAAGCTTGACAACCGTAACGCCAATTACGCCAGACCAATTGACGACACTACAGTACTGGCTGCCCAACGACGCAGAGACTTACGGCTGGGACGCCACGTACATTTCAACGCGGTGGACTGGTGGGATTGTTAGCACGATACGTGCCTACTGGTACGACCGCGTACAGGACACGGCTAGCTACCTGGATCTGAGTGACCCGAGCGGCAACTTGCCCATTACGCAGATACATCGCCAGGCGATGGAAATGCTGCAGTATTGGGACGCATACCTTTTGAAGTACGGCGACGTGACCAACCCAGACCTTATGGGCACCGGCATACCACGCCCCACCCGCATAGGCAAGATTGCGCGGCGCTACCCGGTACCAACTGGCTACCCAGTGCCATTGCAGCCCACGAGCTTTGGCCCGTACAACTACACGGACCCGTAAGATGGTGAATGTATGCCGCAAATTGTACAAGACCCTGGTATCATCGCTGCTGCTAGGCAGGCAATCGAAGTGTACTTGGGGTTCAAGGGAATTGAAGTTACTCTCGTGCCTATTAAGGGAAACTCAGTCACGAAGCCGGGCGGTGGACGTGATTACATACCGCCAACACCGCGAGCACCTCAGACTTTCGCGCTTGTCAAGACGAATGCCTTTGACGGACTTGAGTTCTCGCCCAACGACGATGGCCTGAGCCGTAAGCGTGCGTACGTTTTGACGGGCCGGTACGATGCCGACATAGCAATTGGTGATACGTTTGCCGACTACGAAGCTGATTACACCGTTGACACGCTGGACCAGACTAGTGGGTTCAAGACAATCGCTACTGTCACTGGCTTTTTGAAGGTGTAGCCATGGCCTTTGCGCATGGATCAGCGATCAAAGAGGCCGGTGGCAAGAAGTGGGTTGAGAATGCGGCTGGTAAACCAACGCATATATTCAATCCAGCCTCGGGACACTGGGACCCGATCAAGCATCCACGTGGTTTTCACGGTAAATTCGTCAAATCTGGTGCTACACAACCAGTTATCGGTGTAAAAGGCCACAAACCGGACTATGTACCACCAGTTTGGGCAAAGATCAAGGGTGTCAACGCTTCTGCCGACGGTATGAAGCTGTATAAGCGCAAATCAGCCGGTGAATTCGCCAATGACCACGAATTGTACCTAGCCGCAGCCAAATTGGCCGCTGCGCACAAGAAGATCCACCCACACGACGCCGCAAGCGCCAATTCCATCTACAACGCTGCGCTCCGCCACGAAATAGACGAGCATGGCTCGCATACCATGCTGCCGCAGCTAGGTGCCACCCTTCCGCCAACTCCAGGCGCGCCACCGACGCCCAAGAAGGTAGCAGCGACCACGCCGAGCGGTGTAAAGGTCGTGAGTAAGTTCCTTCAGCCGGGGCAGCTGGAGTGGACGGGCAAGACGCTGGGCGGTGTAAGCGGCGCACGAGTTTACAAGGACCACAACGGAGTTGAGTGGATCGTCAAAGTGCCTGGCGGGTGGAAGGGTACGAGCCACGCCTACAGCAACTCAAAGTTCTTGAGCGACTTGGACGTTGCGACCAGCCGGATACAGAACAAGGCTGGGCTGCCGGTGCCGGCGATGCACAAGGTGATGATCGAAGGTCGTGAGGCGAGCGTACAGAAGATGTACAGCCGCGTACAAGACCCATTCAAGAATCACGACGTCACCCAGACACCGCTCACCGACAAGGAAACCCTTGAGCTACAACAGAATATGGTGCTCGACTGGCTGCTGTCGAACCACGACGCACACAGCGGTAACTTCCTCAAGACCGACAAGGGCATCATTGGCATCGACAAGGGCCAGAGCTTCAAATACTTTGGCAAGGACAAACTTACGCCAAACTTCGGCCAAGACCTGAACCCGCCGCTCGCGCCGAACAAGCCTGTGTACTCTAAGATGATGTCCGCGTTCGTAAATGGCGACATGAGTATGCAGCCGTTCAACTCGCCAGAACTGGGCAAGACCATATCGCGCATCTCGGCGATACCTGACGACGAGTACAAGGACATGCTGCGGCCGTACGCGGAGCAGGCGGCAAAAGCCGGATTACTCATGAAGTCTGGCAGTCAGCCCAACAACGTGGATGCGTTCCTACAGGCGGCTGTGGACCGAAAGAACAACCTACAGACTGACTTTGATAAGCTGTACGATCAGCTGCTCAAGGACAAAGCAGCCAAGGAGCAGGCCTCAGGCAAGATCAGCCACCTCACAGAGCCGTCAGCGGCGAAGGTTGGCCCGGAAGAATTTGCCGCCAACCAAGCAGCAACAGCCGCAAAGACTTTGGAAGGCCAGCCACCTGATTACGTAGCTAACCAATACGGCAAAGGCCTGATCACTTTCGATGAGCTGAAGAACTACGTTGAGAATAGCCAAGACGTGAATGTGACTCACATCACGAAGTGGCAGGCGCTTGGTACGATTAGCGCAGAGAACGCTAAAGAACTGAAGGTTGCGAAGGTTCAAGCAGACCAAGCGATTATCTCTGGAATCCAAAAGCTAGCTCCCGGTTACGAAGTCGTGCCTCATCCAACGGACACAGGCACCTTCGCCATCAAGAAGCCGGGTGGAGCGTTTAGCCAAAGCTCAAGCGGCGTAACGAAATCCTGGCCAACCAAAGAGGATGCGCTCAACTCATCCACGATGGCGAAGTACAAGAACCAAGCGGAACAGGCAGCGCAGTATGAGAAGGCTGGCGCTAAGAACTTCGCCAATGCCGCACCAAATTACACCATAGACCAAATCGGTAGCTACCCACAGGAAGATTTAGACAAGTACAACGAGCTCAAGGCAAAGATCAGCGCCGGCACCGACACTGGCGACGAGTACGCGCAGTTCAAATCGCTCAAGTCCAAGTTCGACAACGCTTCCAAAGCAGCAGGAGCGGCCCAGGTGGAGCATGGATTTGAGAATGAGGCTGGCGGGTTTACCCCACCGGCGAAGCCACCCGCGCCAGCCATCAGTAGCAAGAAGCTAGGCGGCATGAACTGGAAGGCAAAGGGTGGAGCGCCGCCAAGCTGGGACAAGATAAAGGGCCCAGACGCAAAGGAATTGGGCGCAGAGCTATGGAAGCGTAAGCAAGCCGGTGAGTTTGCGAACGTGTATGAGATGTATAAGGCTGCCGCCAAACTCAGTGCGGCACAGAAGAAGAAGGCTGAGCAGGACAACCCAGGCGCATCGTTAGAAGCAGGCGTTCATTACGCCTCAGCCAACCAGTTGCGAAATGCCGCGCTACGTACGGAGTTTGACGAGACTGGCAACGTGATCTGGGAGACTGCTGAAGAGAAGACATCGCACGAAGTCGGCCAGACCGTCGCGGAGATTAAGCACACGATCAGCCTCCACGACCATGTGCCGGTAGTCGAAGCATCACCAGGGCAGAATACTGCGACGCACGCAAAAGAGTTTGGTAACAAGGCATTTGATCCCAGCGCGCCAGTCGGATCGTACACCAATCCACACGCCTTCAAGACAGGCGACAAGGCGAACCTGGAGAAGTACGGCTACAAGTACACCGATCACAAGAGTTGGCCGCAGGACCAGAAGTCAGCTTGGTACAACTTCAGCGGTTCCGGCTCTGGAACGCTCAACACGTTCTTCCGTACAGGTAAGGTTGGCTCTTTTGGTGATCCGATAGCGACCAAGAAGCGTGCGAAAGCTCTTGTAGACGCATTTAATTCACCAAATGTGAAGCCGTTAGACGACTGGACCATGGTGGTACGCGGTACATCTGGCGGTTGGGAGTTTGGAATCGGCAGTGACTCAGTCACTTTCGATGAAATCAAGGCTATGGAAGGCAAGGTTGTCCGCAATAAGTGCCCTGTGAGCAGTTCGTTGCGCGATAGGCCGCCATGGGGCAACATTCGCATCACGTACAAGCTACCTCCTGGCTTCCGTGGGCTCAATATCCTTGGGAAATCAGCACATAGCGGTGAGAACGAAGTCATATTGCCGCCTGGGATGGCATACCGCATTCTTGAGGTGAAGAAGGGCACTAGCTATAGCTCTGAAGTGCTAGTGGAAGTTGTTGACGTGAAACTACCGGATATTGAGGTGTGATGACGACATTTCAACCTATTACACCGAATTGGCTGACCGCAGCTTGGGATCAGTTCAGCGAAAGCGACCCAGAACTGGAGCAGGCATACGATTGGCCCGACTTCCCAAGCGACAGAACAGGCGAAGGCAACTGGATTGACCTGTATTTGACTGAGACAGATGACTTTCCGATTGGCCGGTTGTGGATTAACCCTGATACACAGAACATTGGGCTCATACCGCTGCCAGATGGCAACATCAGCTACCAGACGAAGATAGCCTTGGAGCTACGCGAGTACAAGCACCATCGCACAGACCCGCTGACTGCGTATGATCAGATCAAATCGGAATACTTTGGGACACAAGAAGAAACAGGCAACTTGAAGAGCGCAGGAGTGCCCGGTGAGTCTTTCTAATGGGCCGCTGGTCATGGACCACTGGCACATTTACCGCAACCCTCGTGTTGCGTGGGACCCGCATGATGGGCAATGCCAGGTTCTGGAGAGTAAAGCGAGACACCGCGTTTGGTGCGCAGGACGCCGTACAGGAAAGTCGGAGCTAGGCGGGCACGTCCTGCTGCCCGAAGCGTTCGCAACACGTACGGTCAGCAATGACTGGCTCAAAAAGGGTAAGCGGCGTGAGTTTTGGATCGTTGGCGACGAATACGTCACTGCAGACAAGGAGTTCCGTGTTATTTGGCATCTCGCTAAGTATCTCCAGATTCCGTTCGACAAGGGTAGCCATCATTCCATTGATGGTAAGGATCAAAGCGTGCTTAGCCTCTGGAATGGTGCGTTCCTCATACTCACTCAAAGTGCCAAGTACCCAGATAATCTCGTCGGTGAGGCACTCTGCGGAGTGCTGATGGTGGAGGCCGCGAAAGCGAAGCCAAGCATCTGGATGAAATACATCCGGCCCATGCTCAACGACTACAAGGGCTGGAGCTTACACACATCGACACCAGAAGGGAAGAACCATTTCCACGACAAGTACGAATTTGGCCAGGACCCATACAATTTGGATTGGGCAAGCTGGCGGATGCCGGCGTGGCGTAACCCGTATGTGTATCCAGAGACAACGAGAGATGACCACGTTAAGTTCTTGCTAGATCAGCTGGAAGATCACCCCGGCAGAAGCGCAGCCAGCATCGCGGTTGCTAACGACTTGCTCATAGATTCTGAAATCCTTGCTCTTGCAGACGAATTGACCATTCCTCTGTTCAAGCAAGAGGTCATGGCCGACTTCACCGAGTTTGTAGGACAGGTGTTTAAGGACTATGACGAAGAATACCATGTTGGAACGCTCAGCTACAATCCAGATTGGCTCACTTTTGGTGCAACTGACTACGGCTTTACCAATCCTAACGTTTGGTTGCTTATCCAAGTTGGTCCGTGGGGCGAGATCAACGTGCTTGCTGAAGTATATCAGCCAAACCTTACAGCCGAACAGTTCGCAGATGAAATCATCAAGCGCCGCACCAGAGATGGTGTCCCTCTCAACCCGCCCGACCTCAGGACTTTCTATCCTGATCCTGCAGACCCGATGTCCAGTCGAACACTCTCCGACCGTTTGAAAGTCAGTGCGGCTGGCGGGACTGGTGGTGAACTCAACATTCGCATCAACTTGATTCGCCAAGCGTTGCGTGCTGGCCGAATCGACTACGGTGCAACACCTTTGACTGAGGGCAACTATGACAAGTGGCGCCCGCGACTGATGATAGACCGCAGCTGTACGAGCTTGCGCAATGACATGCTTGCCTATCGGTATCCAGAGCGCAAAGAGGATGCTGAGACCAGTCGTGATCGCTTTGAGTTACCGCTGAAGAAGGATGACCATGGACCGGAAGCGTTGGGACGCTTTATGGTTGGCTATTACGGGCCAAATTCTCTTACCGCTAGCGCTGGTACACGGATACGAAAGGCTAACCTGGGACGTCATGCTAGCAACAAGCGACGAGACAGGGTTGCAAAGCCAAAGCCATTGAGCGCCATGAGACCTACTGCGAGTGGTTATCCGACTTGGCGAGAGGGCGGTACGATAACCGACAAGGAGTTTAGAGATGCCGATTGATTCCAGACAGTACGACTCAGTCATCAGCCAAATCCGCGATGACACCGGGTTCAGCAGACTCGTCGGCAACCTCAGCAACATAGACGACCGCATACGCATCAAAGCGTATGAAATGTTTGAAGACTTCTACTACAACCGGCCAGAACACATCAAAGTTGTTCTGCGAGGCGAAGATGACGACTGCATCGAGATTTACATGCCGTCGGCCAAGAAGTGTATCGAAGCTGTAAACCGTTTCCTTGCAGTTGAATTCGATTATCAGATTGATCCAGACGCTGACGAGGCAACGTCGCAGGTTATGGACGATGCGCTCCAATCTCTGTTCAAGCGGCAAGAGGTAGTACAGAAGTTCAACCAGATGAAGCGGTACATGCTCATCAAAGGTGATGCGCTGCTTCATATTCGGGCAATTCCGTGGGAGAAGGCTGGGCGGCGCTTGAGGGTTGATGAGCTGCGGCCTGAACACTACTTCCCAATTGAGGATTTTGCTACAGGTGAGTGCATAGGCTGCCACATCGTTGACGTTATCCGTAATCCGCGCAACAGTTCTCAGACCAAAGCCGCCAGCGACGAGTGGATTGTGCGCCGGCAGACGTATAAGCGCGCTTTTGATGACAGCGGAACACCAACGGGCAGAATAACTTCCGAGCTTTCGCTGTGGAAGGTTGGGATGTGGGATGATCGTGTGGCCACTCCTGACCTAGATCAAATCTCAGTGGTAACTCCTGAGTTTGAGCTTGACCCGTTGATCACAGAGATACCCGTTTACCATTGGGCGAACAGACCGCCACCCGGTAGCACTTTCGGCATGAGCGAATTGGCAGGCGTTGAGTCAATCATCAACGCTATCAACCAATCTGCCACAGATGAAGACCTTACGCTCATCACGCAAGGCTTGGGCGTGTACTGGACCGACGCATCACCGCCCATAGACGAGAACGGAAATGAGGTGGAGTGGGAAATTGGACCAGGCGCTGTTGTTCAGGTTGGGGTTGGCGCTAATTTCGGTAGGGTTTCTGGAGTCTCCACGCTTACGCCGTTCCACGAGCACATCTCCCTTCTGGACGAAAACATGCAACAGGCTCTCGGCGTGCCTGATGTTGCTATTGGTATGGTCGATGTTGCAGCTGTGGAATCTGGTATAGCGCTGACGCTTAAGTTTGGCCCGTTGATCGCGGCTAACACAGAGAAGATGCCGACTATCACCAAAGTCGCAGATGAGTTCCTAGACGACTTGCTGGATTGGCTACAGGTCTACGAGGGCATAGCACGCAATGGTGTTGATATACAATCAGTTTTCGGCGATCCTATGCCGAAGAACACCACCCAGATGCTGGCGGATTACCTATCCATCTGGGTTCAGGCTCCGAGCACACTCCCTGTCGAGTGGCTGTATGACCGACTCAACGAGCTATTTGGTTGGGACCTAAGCGATTCCGACTTCAACCAAGCTCTGGAAGATGCCAAGAAGATAGCCGAATCAGCTGCTCCACCAAACCCAATAGCTGATCAGATGAACCAGTTTGGCGATCAAGGTGGCCAGGTGCCACCAGATGCGTTCCAAAACAATGGGCAGACACTAGATTTCAGCACTATGTGACAGGAGGTACAATGGCCGCAAAAGGCAAGGCGCGCATGAAGCCTGGTGGCGGTGGGCGTTTCAAGAAGTTAACCAAAGGCGGCATGAGTCCTGCACTAGCTGCCTACGTTGGGCGCAAGAAGTACGGCGCCAAGAAGATGGCCAAGTTCAGCGCAACAGGCCGCAAGCGAGCAGCACGGGCCAGGAAGCGAGGATAGCATGGGGTTACGTCGTAAGGGCAGCGGTGGTCGCCACTATCCACCGGGTACAATCCCTGGCCAGCCAGCTGCCGGCCATCATCCGTTCGCATCAAAAGCTCAGCAGCGCTTGTTCTTTGCGAATCCAAAGCTGCGTCGTTGGGCTATAGGTAAAGCACACGCTACCGGCGAGCACCACGAGCTTGGGCCTGCTAGCAGCGCTGTGTACCGGGCGTTACCAGACCGTAAGGGCGCCAGTTTCCAAAGGGTGCCGTTACGTCCCAAGCACTAAGGACGCAAGATGGAGCTTCGTCTGAATCATGTTCACCCGCCCACTATTTCAGCACAAGCTCAAACCGCGTTGCGGCACATGGCAATTGCTGCGTACCCATACGAGACTTGCGGCTTGATCCACGAGCACGGCATTATCGTTGAGCATCCCAACACTTTTGCTGGCGATCACAGGCTTGGGTACGACATGGAGTTTGATCTTCACGACCCAACGATCAAGGCAATCTGGCACACGCACCCTGGTGGGCTTGAGGTGCCGTCGCGGGATGATCTGCCGTGTATCCGGTTGCTCGCTGAACGCGGCTTCAATTTCCATCACATCATCGTCACTCCCAAAGGTGTATA